GCATTATTAATGACGACACAGTAGAAGCCGTAGTGGATGACCCACGTGGCTACGAACGTGCATAACATGGAGAGCAAAGATGGCAGAAATAATCAATGAAATTCCTGAAGAGTTAGAAATGGAAGGAGAAGAAGTTGAGGTAAAGGAAGTTGAGGTTAAAGCTGAAGCTGAAGCTGAAGTAAAAAAAGAAGCTAAACCTGAGCAGTTAGAGTTAGATTTTGATATAGAAGTAGAAGATGATACTCCTAAAGCTGACAGAAACAGAGACCCTTTACCTGAGAATATTAAAGAAGAGCTAGATGCTGATACTTTAGATGAATATTCAGATAGAGTAAAAAACAGAATGGCTCAACTTAAGAAAGCTTGGCATGATGAAAGACGTGCTAAAGAAGCTTCTGAAAGACAAAGAAATGAAGCTGAAAGAGTAGCGACACTTTCTGTGCAGGAAAATCAAAAGCTCAAACAAACCCTTTCATCAGGAGAAGAAGATTATATTAAGACTCTCCAAGATAAATATACAGCTGATTTAGCTTTTGCTCAAAGAGAGTACAAGGAAGCTTATGATGCGGGTGATGGTGAGAAATTAGTAGCAGCTCAAACTAAAATGAACGAAGCTCAATATAAACTAGGTCAAGCTCAAGATAGAAAGCCTCAATTTACTAAAGAGACTTTACAAACTTCAGAAAATGCGGTATCTTCAGAGCAAGATACAGTTAGACCAACAGCTCCACAACCAGATGCAAAAGCTCTTGCTTGGCAAGAAAAGAACAAATGGTTTGGACAGGACGAAGAAATGACTTCATTGGCATTAGGACTGCATGAAAAATTAGTTAGAAATGGGATAGACCCATCGTCTGACCAATATTACCGTAGTATAGATAGTACTATGCAAAAACGCTTCCCAGAAAATTTTGGGGACACTGATACGTTGGAAGAGGCAAAACCTGCCCAACGCAAACCTTCAACTGTAGTTGCTCCAGCAACGAGGTCAACTAGCCCAAAAAAGGTTAGATTGACTAAAACACAGTTAGCTTTAGCAAAGAAATTCAAGCTAACACCAGAGCAATATGCACGTGAATTAATTAAAACGGAGAGTACAAATGGATAATAAAGCTAAAAGTCGCACAAGTAGAGAAGCAGTAACTCGTGAAGATACTGAAGTTCGAAATAAACAATGGGAACCTCGTTCAACATTACCAGAAATCAAGCATGAAGCTGGCTGGGCGTATCGTTGGGTTCGAGTATCATTGGTGAATGAAGCTGATAATCTAAATGTATCTTCCCGTATGCGTGAAGGCTGGGAACCTGTGAAACATTCAGAGCACCCAGAAGTAAATTTACCAGCAGACCCTAACTCAAGATTCAAAGACGGTATTGAAGTAGGTGGACTGCTATTATGTAAAATGCCACAGGAAATGGTAGACCAGAGAAATGAATATTTTAAGGAAAAAGCTAGAGCTCAGGAACAGGCTGTAGATAACAACCTAATGAGACAGAACGACCCTAGAATGCCGTTATTTTCTGATAAAAAATCTACTGTGACTAAAGGCAAAAGATAATTTTTTAAGGAGATTATATTATGGCATCAACAGCCGCACCTTACGGTCTTAAGCCCGTAAATTTGATTGGTGGACAGCCTTATGCTGGTTCTACTCGTCAAATTAAAATAGCGTCTGGTTATAATACAAACATCTTTAACGGAAGTGTTGTATCTATCGTTACAGCAGGAACACTTGAGATAGTAACCACAGTTGGTTCTAACTCTTCAGTTTTCCCTGCAGGAACAGTAGGCGTATTCGTTGGATGTTCGTATACAGACCCAAACACAAAACAGAAGCTTTTCTCACAACATTTTCCAGCAGATACAGTAGCATCTGATGCTGTCGGTTATGTTGTCGATGACCCTGATGTAGTATTTCAAGTACAAGCTGATGCGTCAGTAGCCCAAGCTGGTCTTGGTGCAAACGCTCCATTAGCTGCAGTACAATCTACATCAACTGGTTCAACTGTGACAGGTAACTCTACTTCAGCACTAGATGCGACAGTAGCGACTACTACACAGGGATTCAGAATTGTTGATTTTGTTGACTCACCAAACTCACAAGTAGGCGATGCGTTTACTGATGTGTTAGTGAAGTTCAATATTGCTCAACATTCTTACACTAACGCAACAGGTATATAAAGGAGAATAAACAATGGCAATTTCAAGAGCTCAGTTATTAAAAGAGTTGCTCCCAGGCCTTAATGCTTTATTCGGAATGGAATACAGTCGTTATGGAGAAGAGCACGCAGAAATCTACGAATCTGAAACATCAGAACGTAGTTTTGAAGAAGAAACAAAACTATCTGGTTTTGGACAAGCACCTGTTAAAGACGAAGGTTCAGCCATCGCCTATGACAATGCTCAAGAAGCGTTCACAGCTAGATACAACCATGAAACCATAGCTTTAGGTTTCTCACTAACAGAAGAAGCTGTAGAGGATAACCTTTACGATACTTTATCTGCGAGATACACAAAAGCTTTAGCACGTTCAATGGCTAATACTAAACAAGTAAAAGCTGCGAACATTCTAAACAATGGTTTCTCGGATGCAAATGGTGGAGATGGTAAATCATTATTCGCTACAGACCATCCATTAGTAAACGGTGGTACAAACAACAATACTCAATCAACAGCTGCTGACTTAAACGAGTCATCATTAGAAAATGCGGTTATTCAAATAGCTGCTTGGACTGATGAAAGAGGTTTATTGATTGCTGCGAAACCACGTAAGCTAATTATTCCACCAGCGTTACAATTTGTTGCGACACGTCTATTAGATTCTGACCAAAGAACAGGTACAGCTGATAATGATTTAAACGCATTAAAAAACAACGGTGCAATTCCTGAAGGATATGTTATCAATCATTACTTAACTGATACTGATGGATACTTCCTAACAACAGATGTACCAAATGGTATGAAATACTTTGTAAGAACACCATTAACTACATCTATGGACGGTGACTTCGACACAGGTAATGTAAGATACAAAGCCCGTGAAAGATACTCATTCGGTTTTTCCGACCCATTAGGAATGTGGGGCTCACAAGGTGCTTAATAGGCACACTTGAGAGTGTTCAGTTTTTCATAGTTCTGGACACTTACTTTGGAAACCCAGCTAATCTCTCGCTGGGTTTTCTTTTTGCTTTTATTTATTCTCAAAGTAGGTATAATTTATCTATCGGGAACAACGTAACTTATCTAACTGCCCCCGAACAGACGCATACACGATAGATAAGTTCTAACTTTGTATGGAGATATATAATGGCTACATCAACTTTTTCGGGTCCAGTAGTATCCAAAAATGGATTTATTAACACAGGACCAGGTAATGTCGTAGACGCTGACGCAAGCGTAGCTTTAACAGTCGCTACACACGCAGGCAAAATCGTACATAACGATGCTGCTGGAGCAGTAACTTACACATTACCAGCATTAAATGCAACAGCAGACGGAGCAAGTTCAGGACCAGGTTCTGACATTGACAATCTAAATAACATTGGTGCTACATTTACAATCGTAGATTCAATAACAAAAACTGGAGACTTAGTAGTTCAAGTTGCAAACGCAAATGATATTATGACTGGTTCAGCTACAATGGTTGATTCAGATACAAGTGATAACATGGAAGGATTTGTAACAGCAGCTGCATCAGATACTATTACTTTAAACGGAAGCACAACAGGTGGTGTAACACACGCTACAATTACATGTACAGCTATCAGTTCAACTAAATGGAGTGTTTCAGTTGTTACCGCTGGTACTGGAAACTTAGCTACACCTTTTAGTGCAGCAGTTAGTTAATAGGAGAACAATATGAGCAGTAATGGAGATATATGGGCAGTAACCCCTTCCACAAGTGCTACATACTATAGAGCAGCAGCATCCGTATCGGGTGCTGGGGCTCTGACCTTACTCACCGATGACGCAGGCCCTAACGGGGTTGGTTATAAAGTTAGATTTACTTCAGCAGGAGACGACAGTGGAGATACTTTCACTATCGTTGGTATTACTGTGGCTGATGCTATAACAGGAAAATCAACTACAGAAGTCGTCACAGGTGCTGATACTGGAGCAGCTGATTCTAGTAATTTTTTTACTAAAGTTACAAGTATTACAGCTTCAGGTGCTTCAGCAGGTAATGTAAGTATAGGAACAACTGGGTCAATAGCTTTACCTAGAACTCGACTAAAAGGGTTCTATTATTTAGCTAGTGGTTCAGCAGGTAGTGTTAAAATGAACTTAAATAGTAGTTCAGGTACAGAGTTGTTAAACATAGCTACACCAGCTAGTGCTACTGGCACACAGGACATGTTCCTCCCTGGTATGGGTATACTAACAACATCAAACGGTAGTAGTATTTCAGATTTTGCTGTAATTACTATTACTAATGTTACCAACACAGTATTATTTTGTGGATAGATAGTTATGGCAACTACCAGAAAAAAGGGTATGGGCATTAAGACTTCAGTTAAGTCTGGTAATTTTAGAAAGACTAAATCTGGAGCAGGTATGACAGCGAAAGGTGTCAAAGCCTACCGTAAAGCCAACCCTGGTAGTAAATTGAAAACAGCAGTAACTGGAAAGGTTAAAAAAGGTTCGAAAGCTGCTAAGAGACGTAAATCATTCTGTGCACGTAGTGCAGGACAGATGAAGAAGTTTCCTAAAGCAGCTAAGAATCCTAACTCAAGGTTACGTCAGGCTCGTAAGAGATGGAAATGTTAACATGGAAGATAAGGTGCAAGAAACAGTAGCGGTTCATCAAGTTGAAATAGACCATATGAAGAAAGATATAGACCATATCATTCTGAAGGTAGACAAGATGGACACTCAGATAGACCGTATAGAAAAGGCTTTATCTGAACTAAGTGGTGGCCGTAAGGTTGCTTTGTGGATGTTTAGTGGCTTAGGCGTAATCGCTGGAATTGTAGCCACTTGGTTGTTTAAATAAATTACGGAGAAGAAAAATGGATAAAAAAGATAAGTTTGAAAATATAGGTTTATCAGAGTTTGGTAAAAAATACTTGCTTGACAAACGTAAACTATCCCCAGGCGAAGATAAGATAAGAAAATCCGACATGAACAAAGGTATGCCGCCAGGTGGCTTAGATAAAGATAAAGAAAAAAAAGCTAAGAAGAAATATGACCCAACAAAAGCTAACCGTGCAGGTCAAAAAATGGGTCAACGTAAAGCTGGTGGCCAAATTAAAAAGATGGCTTACGGTGGTATGGCTAAAAAGAAAATGATGGGTGGCGGTATGGCTATGAAATATGGTCATGGTGGTACAGTTACTAAAGGTAAAAAATGTCCTCGTGATGGTATTGCGATGAGAGGAAAAACAAGGGCTTAATTATGATGAAATGTAGAGGTATGGGTGCAATTAAACCAATCGCTTTTAAGAAAGGTGGTAGTGCCAAAGATGCGTGTTATCACAAGGTCAAGTCTAGATATAGAGTTTTTCCTAGTGCATATGCTTCAGGTGCTATAGCTAAATGTCGTAAAGTTGGTGCTGCTAACTACGGCACAGGTGGCAAGAAAAAGAGGAAAAAATAATGGCTGTCCGTAAGACTAAAAAAGGTCTTGCTTTAAAAAGATGGTTTAAGGAAGACTGGAAAGATGTAAAGACAGGCAAAGCCTGTGGTCGTAAGAAAGGTGATAAACGTGGTACACCTTACTGCAGACCTAGTAAACGAGTGTCGAGCAAGACTCCTAAGACATCAGGAGAAATGACGGCAGCTCAAAAGAAGAAACGTATTGCTCAAAAGAAAAGACTTGGGCAACCAGCTGGTAAGCCACGTAGAGTATCAGCACTTAGAAGGACAAAAAGGAAGAAAACATAATGGCTACATCAGGAACAACAACGTTTAACTTAGATTTAAACAACCTTGTAGAAGAAGCATTTGAAAGATGTGGTGCTGAGATGCGTACAGGGTATGACTTACGTACTGCTCGTAGAAGTCTAAACTTACTTACTGCAGAGTGGGCTAACCGAGGTGTTAATCTTTGGACAATCGAAGAGGGTACTCTTTCTCTAACCACAGGTACTATAACTTACAATCTTCCTACTGATACGATTGACTTAATTGAGCAAGTTATTAGAACAGGCACAGGTACTAATCAACAAGATATTAACATTAATAGAATATCAGCTCCTACTTATGGAACAATACCTAATAAGAATACAACAGGTAGACCCGTTCAGGTATGGATAAACAGACAAGCAACACAACCGA